CATTAACTGGTGCCACGGGGAGTTTAGAAAGTTCTCCTCCTGGCACAGTTCCTTTTTCAAATAGTGTTACAACCAAATTAACTGGGTCTAGTTCTGTTTCACAAATTACTGCAGTAAATGTTCTTAATTTCCCAAGTGGATCACTTTCTACAACTCTTAAAAACTTTGCTATTTCTGGCAACTTGTATATTGGTTCAGCCTACGCAACCTCTTATTCATATGGATATCAATATTTAAGTACTATTGATAGTTTGACATATACTGTTGAAGAAACTAATATTATATATAATACAGATTTAAATAATTGGATTTCTTTTTCAGGAAACTTTAATTTACCAACTAGTGCAACAAATATAAAAATGATATTAAAAATAAATGTAACATCTGGTGGTGGTGCAGGTAATTATAATTTTTACCTGAATGGTTTTAATTTATCTCAATGGTCAGAAAATTTTAATAAAACTTCAATGGGAGTTTTTGTTTCACCAATTAGCACATCTATAAATCTTCCAAGTACATTAAATACAGTTAGTGCTTCATGCTATGGGTCAACTTCAAATCTTGGATATTATTTAACTGGAACAAATGAGATGTATGCAAAAAACTTTGGCATACCTCTTGTTTTTGGATCTTCAAATGTTACTAAATTATATCCAAATGTTATTTCTTCTGTAAACTATCCATCTTTGATTTTTCCTGGGTATGGATTTTTAAATGAAAAAGGAAGACATAATGAATATACTGCAGAGATGTGGCTTTCAATTAATACAGATGCACCAGTTGCAAGAAAAATATTTGGTTCAATTGCATCAAATGATGGACTATATGTTGAAGGTGGATTTTTAACATTTGTATTTAATAAACAATTTAAGTCTCATTATGTAGGAGAATGGTTTAGGCCAATGCTTATCCATATCCGCTATGTTAGGGATAACATTACAATTTTAGTTAATGGAGAAGAAGTTATTAATATTTCTTTTATTGAATCGTCAATATCTTTTCCTTTAGAATACGCATCAGAAAAATCTCAAGACTGGTTAGGATTTTATGCATATTCTGATGTTCCTAATTTTAGCATTGACTCTTTTGCAATTTATTCATATCCAGTTCCAAATGAAGTTGCTAAAAGAAGATTTATTTGGGGTCAAGGTGTTACCGCTCCAGAACTTGAAAACTCTTCTTTAAATGCAACAACTGCTTTTGCAGATTATGCATATGCTAATAGTACTGTAAATTATCATTATCCAGATTTTGCAAATTGGAAACAAGGATATTTTAATAATGTTATTGCAAATTCTAATACATTAGAGTTGCCAAACTACAAATTACCAACTTTTACTTTAGGTTCTAAAACAACACAAAATTGGTATGATGATATGCAAACAGCAGAGTCTTCTTTAGCAACAAAATATTTTACATTTAGGCCTGGACCAACAAGTTGGAATGCTCAAAATTGTTATATTAAATTTGATAATTTTGCAATACTTAATGATCCAGTAGAATCATTTTATGGAATATTTGAAAGTTCTGGATCAGCATCAAATGAAACTTTATTTAAAATAACAAACAAGTTTTCATCAGATTATATTGTTGCATTTATAAATAATACCACTTTAACTTATAGTGCAACAATATCAGGAACAAATTATACTTTAAGTACAAAAACAATTACAGCAAATCAAAAATTTGCTGCTGGAATTAATATAACAAAATTTAATTTGCAAAACATCACAGGGGTCAATTCATTTTTTAGTAATCAAAATAATCTATCAATAAGCATTGGTGGAATAGTAGGCAATACTTTTACAGGTAAACTATATAGTTTTAGTTTTGAATCTGGTTATAACAATAGAAAAATTTTATCACACTATAATTCTTTAGGATTATTTTCAGAAACACTATCTTCTGCAAATGCATTATATACTCATAGAGCAAGTTACGATTTGATGCCTTTTGAAAAATATGGAATTTTCTTTGCTGATATTGCAGTATCTGGGTATTGGGAAGATTATATTCCCTTATCATATTTTGCAAAATATGTTAAAGATTATGATGGTAATGAAAATTATGATTTAGATACAATTCAGTTTAATGTTGATTATCCAGAACCAATAGAAACAAATCTTATACAAGTAAATAGTGCATGGACATATCAAGATCTATATAATGAGTTTCATGACCCGTATGTGCAAACATATGAAAATTTAGCAAATAATGTATTTACTGGTTGGGATAATTATTTAGATTTGTATAACCATGCAATTAAATATTATTATTATGATACTAGTATGTCAAATATTAAAACTTATGTATCTTTTCAAAAAATAATTGATGGAGTTAATAAAAATTTAATTGATTTTACTAACTTAGATTTACCAAGAGCAAAAGGGGTTGTTAACCCAGATGATGCAACAACAAATTGGGAAGATACCGCTTTTGAACTTGTGGATGGATCTGTAATTTACCCACCTCAAAAATATTCTGATAACTCTGATGTTGATTTTAATGATTTAGGAATTGTTTCACATATTGATTTTTTTGTTAATGGAATTGTTAATAATCCAATTAAATTAAGAGATCTTCAATTTGCATCTCAAGTTCTTGAAAGAACAAAATTTACAGAAGTTGGAAGTAAATATGGGGTTCCAACATACCCATATTACAAACCTGGTTTATATTATGATTTTAAAGGCGAAAACCCAATATCAGTATATAAAGATTCTACGCCTCACCTATTTTTAACTAGACATAGTGGCTGGAGAATGCATGGAAACTTCTCGCCATACCTTGATCGTGGTGTAGCAATGATAGTAAATAAAGAAAAAAATATTGATTTAAAAATAAGTTCTTTGCAAGTTTGGTTAAAATATGCAGAAAATATTTTTCCTAGCCAAGAAATAAAAATAGTATCAATTGCATATAAAACAGACATGGTAGATATATATCTTTTGGGAGAAAGCACGGGCCTAAGAGGAAAACTTTATGCAAAATTAAGATCAACTGATTCTATTTTAAATAATATACAATTCTATTTAGATGGCATTCCAGTAGATACTCCATATTTATTTATGGGGGAATGGTCTTGTATTGGTATTGCATTTGAAGAACTTCTTGATTTTTCTTCTTACACTGGCAGAGTATCTTTAAATGGTCCACTAACATATAATAACATTTCTTATTCAGTTGCAACTAACCTTGAACAACAGCAAAGTGTTGAGTACAGGTCATGGTTTAAAACACTATCAACAGCAACAGGATTAGGTGGTTGGGATTACTGGCAAAATTCATATACATGGCAAAATGTCAACGTTGTTTCAAGTGCAAATATTTACTCAATTGACCCATCAGATATTTATGCAAGATATGTTGGAACAAATAAAATAATTATTGATGACAATATTGATGGGATTTTGATTAATCCAGACCAGTTTAAGGTTTATTCTGATGTTATATGGTCAACTACTGTAGCAACACCAGTATAATCTGGTATACTTATGGTTATGGATGGATTAATTAACCCAAAAACTGGTAAACCTATTGTAGGAAATGTTCGTCGTCAAGTCATTGATAAGATGTATGACTGGGGACTTTATGTATACAAAAAGGCTAATGGAGCATATTTTACTGATGGAGAAGGAAATGTATTAAACATACCTTCCAATAAAAATGATATTAATCAAATTAATAAACTTAAAATTGCAGCAAAACACTATGGAGATCCAGGAGATGGGACTGCCGTATTTGTTCCAGGGCTTACAAGAATTTCTGAAGAAGAACATTCAGAGCAAATGGATAGAATGAAAGCAGGGTTAATTCCTTCAATGAATGACCTTGGTGCTTGGAAGGCTGCACAAGATACTGTTGATACTTATGGAAGAGGTGTTTTAGATGAGTGATGATATGGAATACCAATATATTTCAGCAGCATTAAATACTCAAGAAAAAGAAGATAGCCCATTTAAAAAAAGTGATCCATTTAATCAAGACTGGACAAAATTAAAAGATCTTTTAGGACTTGAACAAAATTTTAAAAGACGTGAATCTCGTATAGCAACAAAAGCAGTAGACACATATAGTTCTGCAGTCATGACTCAACAACCTGCACCAACAGATCAATATCTTGCAAACGCTAGAGCAAGTCAAGTTGGAGACGGTGCGGGATCAAAAACAATTAATCCTGGAACTGTATACCGCAATGGCTATGGAATTTTTGATGTAATTACACCACCTTATAATATGTATGAACTTGCTAATTTTTATGATACTTCTTTTGCAAACCACGCTGCGATTGATGCTAAGGTAGAAAATGTTGTTGGATTAGGTTATCACTTTGATATGAATGCTCAAACACTTATGAAACTATCTTCTTCAACAGATGATGCTGCAACAGAAAGAGCAAGGAAAAGAATTGAGCGTCTTAAGATTGATGCTAAGGAATGGCTTGAAGGTTTAAACACAGATGATAGTTTTACAACTATAATGGAAAAGGTTTATACAGATGTTCAAGCAACAGGAAATGGATACCTTGAAATTGGTCGTAAAGTAAATGGAGAAATTGGATATATTGGTCACATTCCATCTACAACAATGCGTGTGCGTCGTTTGCGTGATGGGTTTGTTCAAATTATTGGACCACGTTTAGTTTATTTCCGTAATTTTGGGGCTAAGAATCAAAACCCATTAACAGCAGATAATCGTCCTAACGAAATTATTCATTTTAAAGAATATTCACCATTAAATACATACTATGGAGTTCCAGATATTATTGCTGCTATGCCATCTCTTATCGGAGATCAACTTGCTTCACAATATAACATTGATTATTTTGAAAACAAGGCTGTACCAAGATATATTATTACTCTTAAAGGTGCAAAACTTTCTGCTGATGCAGAAGATAAAATGTTTAGATTTTTGCAGACTGGGTTAAAATCTCAATCTCACCGTACTCTTTATATTCCACTTCCAGGAGATTCAGATACAAGCAAAGTTGAGTTTAAAATGGAGCCAATTGAAAACGGTATCCAAGATGGATCATTTAAAGAGTATCGTAAGCAAAACCGTGATGATATTTTAATTGCTCATCAAGTTCCAATATCTAAACTTGGAGGAGCAGACTCAGGTATTGCAGCAGCACTTTCTCAAGATCGTACATTTAAAGAGCAAGTTGCTCGTCCAGAACAGGAAAAAATTGAAAAATTTATTAGCAAAATTGTCAAAGAATTTACAGATATTGTTGAACTCAAGTTTAATGAATTAACCCTTACAGATGAAATTGCACAATCTCAAATTCTTGAACGTTATGTAAAAAATCAAATTATGCTGCCTAATGAGGCTCGTGAGATTTTGGATCTTCCACAGGCAGCACACGGAGATAAACCCCTAGAATTAAATGCAAGAGCAGCAGCAGATGCAAGTGCCAACAATGCAAAAAATAGAGCAAGAGATGGACAAAGAGTTAACAATAATTCCGATAGCACCACAACCGTTGCTGGAAGAAATCCAAAAGGCCAAGGAAGATCATCTCAATAACTGAGATAGATGATAAAATCTTTGGTATAATAGGAGAGATATGAATATCAACAAAGCCCATTGGACAACTGAAGGAACAAATGTTCGTCTCTCAATGCCTTTTGCCAAGGTAGACGCAGAGCGCAGAATTGTGTCTGGTTTTGCAACTTTAGACAACTTAGATAAGCAAGATGACATTGTTACACAAGAAGCAAGCGTTGCTGCATTTGAAAAATTTAAGGGTAATATCCGTGAAATGCATCAACCATTAGCAGTAGGCAAACTAGTATCATTTAAACAAGATCGTTATTTTGATCCTGCCACAAAGAAATTTTATAATGGAGTATATGTTTCAGCATATGTTTCAAAGGGTGCTCAAGATACATGGGAAAAAGTTCTTGATGGAACTCTTTCTGCTTTTTCAATTGGCGGAAATATACATAAATGGGATGACGCAATTGATGAAACAACACAAAAAGCAATTCGCATTATTAAAGACTATGACCTTTTTGAACTATCTTTAGTTGACTCACCAGAAAATCAACTTGCAAACATTTTGTCAGTACAAAAAAATTCAGATGGACAAACAACTGTAACTGGATCTTCTTCAGAAGTTGTAGTTGAAAATGTATTTTGGGATTCAGCAAATGGAATTGTTTCTTTGTCTGAAAATGATTCAGAAATAAGCCCAGTAGATGGTACACAAATGAAGAATATAGGTTTTGTTGAAAAGAGTGACAATGAAAAAGCAGAAATGATAAAATTCTTAGTTGATAGTGCAAAAGGCATTAGTACAATTAAGATGACAAAGGAGGAAAAGACAATGACAGAAAATACAATCCCAGTCGCTGATGCATCAGTTGAAACAACAACTCTTGGTGTAACAGATGGCGCAGAGTCAGTCGTTGAAGATGCTCCAGAGACAACATCAGAAGCAGCAGTAGAAGCACCAACACTTGAGGAAGATGTAGCAGAAGATGCTCATACTCCTGAAGCAGTAGACGAAGCA